GATAACTTCTATCATCATAAACATTTCTTGTATTTGTGTTGGCCATCTTATGATTTAAGCCGAACATATCATTGCCTTTATAATTAACACCGCCTCTTGATGTATTTTCTTCTGAAAGTTTTAATCTTGGATGTTTGAATGCACCAGTTATGTGGGTTGCTAGGGGGGCTGCGAAAAAATTAGTGGTTTTAACGCCGACAGAACCCAAGCCATTAATGCCGTTCATGGGAATACTAGTATTTCCACCAGTGACATGCAGAGTGGTAAGTGCCGAGGCAGCACCAGCATCAGAACCATATGCCATTGGGCCTGCTGAACCTGTTGACATACTGAAGCCTTTTGGTGCGACTGGGCCGTGAAATCCAAATGGAATTTTGTAAGCATCAGATATTGCATCCAAGTCGCCCAATTCAACATAAACATAGTTAGAATTATTTGGATAATCACCAAACAACTCGTAACGTTCGGTCGCTGTGTCCCAAGTTTGATATTGAGTACCTATCTTTTTACCAATGAAGTTTTCAGAAGATTGGTCTAAATTAAGATTACCAAATTCTTCTACTTTATCTCCAGCAAGGTTTCTAATACAAAGTGTAAATGTAGAATTTGGATTTTTTACAGTGCCCAATTTTAAGTTTTCAATGGTAATATAATAATTGTTTTGAAACCACTCGCCTTCGCTGTGAGAAACTAAACGGAATAATTTATCCATCGCGGCAGGGTTGTAATCTTCAACACTATCTTGTGGACTAGGATCACGATTGATGACCCAACCTGACTTTGGTGCGGCTGCTTCTGCTCTGTGATACATTAAATTTTGATCGGCATTACCTTGGTTTTGAAGCGGCAATAAGATAGCAAATTGATCACCAGCATTAGCAGCAACATTGCTTGGATTTGTTACCAAGCGACTGACTGCTTCTTCAAAAGTCTCACCAAGCCAATATTTCTTTGTTGCAGAGGCACCATAATTTGTTGAATCCACTAATTGTGGATTTGTATTTAATACATTTCTAATAAATCCTTGTTTCTCAGCAGGGTCAAAGTGAAATATAAGTTTTTCTGTTGGGCCATAGCCTGATATGGCATCAGAAAGTTCTAATGCGAAAGTGCCAGGTTTTGGAGCACTTGCTAAAGATTCAATCATCTCAACTGCTGAAGAGGTTATTTCTGTCGCACCCCCATTCGAACCCGCTCTTGAACCACTAAGGGTTAAACCAGATCCGGTTGTGTATAAAATAGCAGCAAGTGTCCCTGTGACAGCCGCTGATGAGGAAGCCATGATATACAAACCATAGGCAGTACCATTGTCGGGTGGCTTGGCACCGAAAAGTGCACCGCCGTTTTCCCAACCTGCATAGACATACGAGCCAAGCTTGGTTGCGTTGTCTTGACCAAGAAGTCTGACAAAAGTAACCGGAGAGGTTTCAGATGCCAACCAAGCTTGAGCAGCATAAGCTCCATATGTTGGACCTTGATTGTTACCATCACGCCAAACATCGTCATTAATGGTTCCTTTACCACTAATTGGTTTTCCAAAAATATCAATGAAATTGTCTAAACTATTAACTTTAATTGGCTTGTTTGCGGGGCCAGAACGGGCTCTACCGATAATCAATAAACCATCATCTTCTAAGGCAGGTTCCATTTTACTTTGATCAATCTCTGTGATCTGGACTCCTGGTGAAACGAAATCAAACTTTCTAGGCATTAAAATACTCTCCTTTAAATAATTAACTCACAGTAAATAGTATTGTTTTAGCCTAAAATCCTATTCTCGATAATCGTTATCCTTTTCTTTCCAAGGAATCTGATCGCCAGCTATAACTCGCTCTCTAGATACCCGTATTTTAACGATATTCTCTCGGATTGACACTTTTGGACGTTCACGATTTTTGCCTTCTCCGATTAAATATCCAAGCACTTTTATAGACACATTTGTTTCAAACATTCGCTCGTCTTCGCCCAAGTCTTTTACATTTTTAGTTTCAGTAAAGTCAGGCTGTATAAATGCTTCATACTTGTGACCCTCTTGTTCGAAGAAGAAGCCATTAATATTTCCCGTCTTTGCAATAAAAGGAGCAACCAAGTCATTCATTTGTTGCTGATATTCGGTTCTTAAAATTATATTATACATTACAGTAACATACGATGGCACTGGTATTGTAATTTCTTGGTATACAGTCTTGCTTTTATTGTTTAATTGCGGCCCTGTTTCTCTGCTATCTTTAAGTAAACGAGCAATGTCTGCATTATTAAAATTTCTTGTCTTATCTTGCTTTATTCTTCTGGTGACTGTAACTGTGCCGCCTTTATAATCATTCTTTTCATTGTAGTGTGCTTGAAAACTTCCCTTGAAAGTTGGGTCTTTTGCAATTGATTCTCGGTTTACTGAAATAATAGGGAGTTTCAATCTGTTGTCACTATCTCTTAAAAGTTGGTCTTTTTTGACTTGAAACGACCTTTCGGCTCCAAGCCAAATAACTGGAACTTTCTTATACCCTTCATTGGTTATTGTAGATAAATCGAGTGTTCTATCGACCCAATTATATAAACCAGTGTCTATTGTTTCTATTGTAGAAGGATCAAATGTAATTTCTTTAACTGGCATTGAATAGTCCGTCTCTTGCTCTAATACATTCTGCTATTGTCTCAAACTCATGTTCTGGTTGTCCGAACAAATGTTTGGGCTCAGATTTTTTCATGATCTCATAATAAATATCGCCATATCTAACAAAGTCGCCAACTTGGACTTCTAAATCTTGATCTTCAGTTAATCTTCTTCTGTGGAATTTTATGGTTATTTTATCCATAACATCGACTGCGATATTTGACATGAAGTTTGTTTCTTCTCCACCATACTCAACTAATGCAAAAACCCTAACTGGTGGTAAAAAAGTTTTTTCTATTGCCTCACCATAAAGCGGGTGGTAATTTGTGTGGTCAATATCAATTGGAAAATATAGAACCTGTTGCCCGATGACTCTTTCAATGATTTCATCATTTACTTGTTTTACTAAGTCTCTTTCTTTTTCCCCAAGGAACATCGGAGGAGGCGGTTGTGCTAATTTTTTCCATTTATCCGACATTTAATTATCCTACAAATATTTTCAAAGGTGTCTTCCCAACAATATTTTGAGCACTATCAGTCATTTCAGAATCATTGGCAAGAAGCTTTTGATAAGTCATTTCATCTAGTTGTGTCTTCAACTCTTCTCTAAGTGTTTGTTGTTCATCTTTTGCCTGAGATAAAAGATCAGCGGAATTTAAATTAATATTGTCTCCGGGGATCGGTATAGACCCTCCAAATTTTCCTCTAACATGTCCTAATGTCTCCTTGGATAAAGCAAGAGCAAATCTACGGATCCATTGTTTACCAATTGAATTAATATTCTCGTAAGGAACATTTTCAAATGGAAGTGTGTTCATATTATTAATTCCATTCTGTCCAGATTCAAAATCATCTTCCCAAGGTTCATTTTCGTTATCAATGGAAAATCTAAACCAAAACTTTTCTGGCGATACGCTGTCTGGTGCGGGGTATAACATCAATTTATTATTAATAATTTCATAAGAATAGTGGGAAGTTCTGGTATATAGGTGATCTTCATATTGAATGGCTTGTATTTTGTTTTGCCAAGCGGGAATCACTTGAAAAGAAGAATCGTCGGCATATTGTCCATAGTTGTGCATATCCCCAACAACATTTAGTCCACCATAATAGCCATAAAATCTCCACATTTGTCTTGGAGTCACATAATAAACTTGATGTATTTTAATTCTATTTCCTCCAACTTTATTATAATAAGGGGCCGATGAGTCTGAAACTGCTGAAGATGAAATAATACTTTGCAAATCATAGATTTGTTGTTTATCAACTGTTGTTATAGAACCTGAATAAATTGTTGTTCTTCCTCCAACAACTGCTTCTGTTGAATATGCATCAGATATGCGGAATGCCGTTTCAAAGGAGAATTTAGGATATTTAAGGGCCACATCTTCGGGGCCACTAGTGACATCGCCTCGATGGTCGAAACTTGCTGTTTGTGCCCCCAGCATTGATCCTAGAGTGTTTTTAGATTGATGTAGGTTCACTAAATAAGAATATTCAAGAACTGCTTCTTCATAATTTGCATAAACACTGCCTGATGGCATTTCTATATCTAATACATCTCCACCTAATTTCTTATAAGTATAGGCAACCTGTGCAACTGCACCTGATATAAAATCAGCAGATGCAGTATAATAGCCAATAGGGCACGCAGCAGCTACATCAGAATCCCCAGGAGCCACACCAGTAAAAGATACTGACTCCGGTAATACTATAGCGCTCTTAGTTGAAGCCGGTGTTAAAGTTGGTATTGCCATACATAAATCCCCCAATCAAGATTAAATAGTTTCCAGAATGGGAAAGCTTCTAACTCTTCTTTCTACTTGTCTTTGGTGCTCTTTTACGAGGAGCTTTTTTAGCTGGGGTTACTTTTTTTGCTTTTGCTTCGGCTTCTTTCTTTGCTTTCAGTTCGGCTTCTTTTTTTGCTTCTTCTTTAGCTCTGAGTTCGGCGGCTTCTGCTTCGGCTTTGAGTTTAGCTGCTTTGGCTTCTGCTTCTTGTGCTTCTTTTAACTTTTGAATTCTTACGGAGTTTTCTTCTACGATTCTACCAAGACCATTTCTA